GCCCCAATGGGTCTCAACGTTATAGTTTCACCATTCGTAAGCTTTACAGCTAAGAGTGGCGCAACACCAGCTAAGTCTGACCTTTTCTTGATTGACCGCAACGAAGTGGGAACACTCCTCGTTAAGGATGATATGACAACCGATCAGTTCGATGATCCAAGTCGTGACATTCGTCAAATGAAGATGAAAGAGCGTTATGACATCGTAATGCTTGGTGATGGTGAAGGTATTACCGTTGCTAAGAACATCAACCTCGCTCGTAACTACGAAGTTCAGGTTTACAACGCTATTTAATTATAGCAAGCAAAGCTTAGGGTAGTTATAGTTACGATTACTCTGGTAATTGGGGGTGGCTTTATAGCCACCCCCTGTTGCTTTTGTATGGGTTAACCGTTACTAGTTTATTATAAGAATTGTGGGTTAAGGAGAATATTGTGGCATTAAACCTGCTCGAATACGCACAGGTAGATTTAAATACCGTTGTTTTAAAATTTGGCAGAACTATAAAGATATCAAGTCTAGTTAACCAAAACTTTATTGTACAAACAAATTCCGCAACACCAAGTGTTATAAGTGGACCTTTTCAAACTATCAATACGATAACTGATTATAATCAGATATCAAGATCCCTAATTCTGTACTGGGACAAAAAATTACCTGCAAATACAAGTTATGTTATTAGAGTAAAAGGTTTCCTTGATGCAGCTAATGAGCTGATTGATGAAGAGCAGGTTTTATTTACAAAAACAGATGACGCAACACCGTCATCATTCTCTTCTATCAGAGTGCCTGAAATACAAGAGATACTAATTGAAGATCATTCAATTAGAGCAGATGCATACACAAGCATGCACGTAGTTGCTAAAAATCCTAACTTTTTTATTAAATCAATTGATCCTCAAAATGGAGATTTTTATTTAGATAATGATTATAATAACGGAAGAGTTGTTATAAGTTTTAATGCTAGACCAGCATCAAACTTTTTAAATAAAAACTATTTTAAAATACAAAGAAAAAGAATACAAAGAACTCCAATTAGGTGGCAGAATCTAGAACCTGAAATTTCTACTCACTCTTGGAAGCCTGATGTTTATGTAGATTTTCCATCCACAGATGCAACACCCTCTTACTTTGCTACTGGAGCTACTTATTTTGAAAATGATTATAAATATAGAATTATAGTTTCAAAAGACATTGGCATATAATAATGGCTAATTTAATATATGGGAAAGCTAAACAATCATTATTAAATGGTCAAATAAATGTTTCTTCTCAAGTTTTAAAAATACTTTTTGTAGACAGCACTTATACTCTTTCTCAAAACGCGCACCAATTTGTTTCAGATATCCCATCTTCCTCCATAAAAACAAGATCTGCCGCATTAGTTAATGTACAAAATGTTTTAGGGGTTTTAGATGCCAATGACATAAACATCACCAATTATCCAGGTTATGCTTTCAATGCACTCATACTGTATGTAGACAGTGGAGCAGATGCTACCTCAAGATTGATAGCATATATAGATACTGCAACAGGAGTACCTTTTGCAGGTATAAGTACACAAGTTAACATTACTATAGTATGGAGTAACGATTCAAATAAAATTATATCTTTGTAAAGGTTTATAATGGCTACAAATTATCCAAATTCTTTAGACGTTTTGCAGAATCCTTCAGCAACTGACACTCTAGATTCTGTAACGGTTCCACACCATTTGCAGCATGCTAACGCTAATGACGCCATAGAGGCGATACAGACAGTATTGGGTTTTAATCCAGCAGGGTCTTACTTAACAGTTAAGGATAGAATATCTGCATCAGAGAGTCTAAACGGATTAACTAACGTTACTATTACATCTGTTGCAACAGGAAATGTCCTGAGATATAACGGCTCTAAATGGGTCAATTACCCTGAAATAAACTTAACCGACGGAGGAAATTACTAAAATGGCTAATACAATCAGAATTAAAAGAAGAGCCTCAGGAGGATCAGCCGGTGCGCCATCCTCTCTCGAAAATGCAGAACTTGCTTACAATGAAGTTGATGACATTCTGTATTATGGTAAAGGAACTGGTGGTGCAGGTGGCACGGCAACGACCATTCCAGCTATAGCTGGATCTGGTGCATTTGCTACATTAACTAGCACTCAAACAATTTCTGGAAATAAAACATTCTCTGGCACTGTAGCACTAGGTGCTTCTGCAACCGCAACTACAAAGTCAGCTAACAATAACTCAACATCAGTAGCTACTACTGCATATGTAGACTCAGCAGTTTCTGCCGTCAGTGGATTTAGTGGATTAACTTTTGCTGGTGATAGTGGAACGACTCAAAACATAGCCAGTGGTGACACCTTAACTGTTTCTGGTGGAGTTGGCTTAAGTTCAACAGCTTCTGCAACAGATACAGTTACGATTAATCTTGACAATACTTCAGTTTCAGCTGGATCATACGGTTCTGCTAGTGCAATCCCAACCTTTACGGTTGACGCTCAAGGTCGTTTGACCGCAGCTGGAACAGCTGCTATATCTACTTCATTTACGGTAGATGCAGATAGTGGTTCAGATTTAACAATTTCTGGTGGAGATACCTTTAGAGTAGTTGGTGGCACAGGATTGACATCAACAGCTTCTGCAGTTGACACGCTAACTTTAGACCTTGACAATACTGCAGTAACTGCTGGATCTTATGGTTCAGCTACAGCAGTATCAACCTTTACAGTAGATGCCCAAGGTCGCTTGACCGCAGCTGGAACAGCAAATATTTCAATTGCAGCAAGTGCAATTACAGACTTTGCAGAAGCAGCACAAGATGCAGTTGGAAATGCAGTTGGAACAGGCCTTACCTACACTGATGCTACAGGTGCAATTTCAGTAACGGCAAATACCTATGATGCGTACGGTTCAGCTTCAACAGTTGCAGGTAATCTAACGACTCATACATCAGCAACAGAAGCACATGGTGCAACTGGTGCGGTAGTTGGAACTACGAACACTCAAACACTTACCAACAAGACACTTACTAGCCCAGTAATAACTGGAGCAGTATTCAATGATGGTTCGGTAGTCTTTGAAGGTGCAACTGCTGATGCCCATGAGACAACACTTGCTGTCACAGATCCAACCGCAGATAGAACAATCACACTTCCAGATGCAACTGGTACTGTGGCACTTACGGAAAATAAGCTTTCAGCTTTTGCAGCAACATCTTCAGCAGAACTTGCTGGAGTCCTTTCAGATGAAACTGGTACTGGAGCATTAGTATTTGCTAATACGCCAACTCTTGTAACACCAAACATTGGTGCTGCTACTGGTACATCCCTTGTTCTTTCGGGTGATCTAACAGTTAACGGTACAACAACTACAATTAACTCAACTACAATCACGGTTGATGATAAGAACATCGAGCTTGGTTCAGTCGCAAGCCCAACAGACGCAGGTGCTGATGGTGGTGGTCTTACCCTTAGGGGCGCAACAGACAAGACCTTTAACTGGGTTGATGCAACTGACGCATGGACTTCATCTGAAAACATGAACCTTCTAACCGGAAAAGTATATGAAATCAATGGAACTTCTGTTCTTAGTGGATCTACTCTTGGTTCAGGAGTAACGGCATCAAGCCTTACTTCAGTTGGAACAATCGCAACTGGAACATGGCAAGGCACTGCTGTAGGGGTTGCCTACGGTGGAACTGGCTCTACGACCGCCTCAGGAGCTCGTACAGCCCTTGGAGTAGCAATTGGTTCTGACGTACAGGCCTACAACTCTACACTCGCTGCAGTGGCTGGTGGCACGTATACTGGCGATGACAGTATCACAACCCTTGGAACAATTTCTGCAGGTACTTGGAATGGCACAGCAGTAGCTATAGCTTATGGTGGTACTGGTGCTACAACTGATTCAGGAGCCCGTACGGCCCTTGGATTAGCCATTGGAACTAACGTACAAGCTTACAGCTCAGTATTGGACAACGTAGCTGCTGGTAACTATGTCCTTGACGGTGGCACATTCTAAAGCTATAATATAGAATATATATAGTTTTAATTTTAAAACACATATTTGACTTAAGGCAATAGATGGCAAATACAATTAAACTTAAACGTACAAGCACACCATCTTCAACGCCTTCATCTTTAGAATATGGCGAATTAGCAATCAACTATGCTGATGGAAAACTATTTTATAAAAACAGTTCAAACAACGTAGTAGAGTTTACAAGTGCAGTAAACCTTGCAGGAACAGTTTACAACGCCACAATAGGTGATGGAACTAGTACTTCATTTGTACTGACTCATAACTTTGGTAGCAGAGATGTAAGTGTTACTGTTAGAGAAGCTGCTTCTCCATATGGTTTAATTTTAACATCATGGGAAGCCACTTCTAGCAATATTATAACCGTTTATTTTGATTCTCCACCATCCGCTAGCTCGGTCAGGGTATCAGTCTATATAGCGACGGCAGGAGTCCAGCAGGGCCCTACTGGACCTTCTGGGATAGTAGTTCAAGCTACAGCTCCTATTGACACTAGTATCATTTGGGCAGACACGGCAACTACTGGTTCTGTTGGCCCTACTGGGCCAACAGGTCCAACTGGCCCTACAGGAGCTGCTTCTACGGTAGCTGGCCCAACAGGTCCTACAGGCCCTACTGGTCCTACAGGCCCTACCGGTTCAGCCGCTACTATAACAGTAGGAACTACAACAACAGGCGCAGCTGGATCTTCAGCCTCTGTTACCAATGTCGGTTCATCAAGTGCTGCTACATTTAACTTCTTAGTACCAGCAGGTGCGACTGGAGCCACTGGCCCTACAGGGCCAACTGGGCCAACAGGACCTTCTGGGAGCATAGGTACTGTAACATTAGATGACTTGTCTGATACTGTCATTACAAGTCCTTCAACTGCTCAAATTTTAAGATACAACGGAACTAATTGGGTCAATGCGGCAACAACTAATATTACCTCACTAGGTACGATAGTCACAGGAACTTGGAATGGAACATTACTAGGTCCTACTTATGGTGGTACTGGAGTTAATAATGGTTCAAATACTATTACTTTAGCTGGAAATTTTGTTACTTCTGGAGCAAACTCGTTAACCCTAACAACAACTGGGACCACTAGCGTAACTCTGCCAACAAGTGGTACACTTGTTAATACAGCAGTAACAACCCTATCTTCACTTACATCAGTCGGAACTTTAAGTAGTTTAACGGTTACCAATAATGTAACAGCTGCTCAATTTTATGGTAGAGCTAGAGATACAGAAATTAGATTTTTCATGGAGGTCATCTAAATGGCAATTACACAAAAACGACTTGCTGGTCCCGCACAGTTAACGGCATCTTCTGCCATTTACTATACAGTTCCGATCAGCACTACTACAATCGTTAAACAAATAATTTTAACTAATACAACAGCATCCGCAAAAACTGTTACGGTTAGATTAAAGCCATTAGGAGTAGCTGAAGCAGCAACTCATGATATCATTAGCGCAATGTCGCTTGCGGCAAATGAATCAATGTCCTTCAACTGTTCATTAGTCTTAAACAACAATGGATCAACAGCAAATGCTACAAATAGTGATCAATTAGCTGCTCTTTGTAGTTCTGCTACTTCTGTTAACATAACTGTGGTTGGAATAGAAGAAACATAAAATGTCGGGATTAGTTAGATATGGGGCACCTAGTGCGATGGCATCGTTCATCGACTCTCCGGACCCTGTATACGGGACAGGGATGGATGGTTCTGTCACTCTTGATGGCACCACAACCATTCTTTCCATGGCCCCCTCATCATCGGTTTACACAATGACTCGAGACATTTATTGCTACAACCTGACCATCAATGCAAGCGTAACACTCAAGACTGCTGGCTACAGACTATTTGTTAAGAATATCCTTACGCTCAATGCATCGTCCGTTATTGGTTTTACTACTGGCTTTTCAACATCAGGATCCATTGCTCAAGGCGGAGCAGCAAATACGCCCGTCACAAACAGTCTTGGTGGTGCATCATCAACACAGACAGCTACAGCACCTATTGCTGGTCTTGGTAGTTCAAACTACTACGACGTTCCATGGCAAGCGATCAAAGGTTATGCAGTCAGTGCAACAACAACCACGCCAACGTTTCTTCGCGGGGGTGCAGGCGGAACATCACAAGAAGGTGGAGGTGTTGTCATTGTTGCTGCAAGATACATCACTCCTCCTACATCTGGATCTGCAACTATCTCCGCTAATGCAACATCGCCAGCAGGTGGTGGAGTGGTAATTGTGATTAGTTCTTCTGCCGCTCTTCCAGCTGGAGTGACCACTTCCGTTACAGGGAATGCATCGGGAACTTCTAAATACCTTCAACTGGTGTGATATGGCTGGCCTGGAAAGATACAATAAACAAACATTAGTACAAAGAATTGGTAATGATTCTGTTTATGGAACAGGAACTGATGGCACTGTTACTATTGCTAGCAATACTACATTAACAAGGGATATGTATTATAGCAACTTAACTGTTAACTCAGGAGTTATGTTAAATACTTCAGGTTTTAGAATATTTGTTCAAGATACGCTAACACTAAATGGAGGAATAGGTATAGGGACTTTAAGCGGAAGTACAGTAGGTGAGCCATCTGGAACCGTATCAAATGGAACTAATTCTGGAACTAGTAACTC